CATCAAGAAGACCCTCATTTTTTAGACGCCGCCTTTGCCTTTTCGATAGCTTATGAGTCATTAAGCGCCTCGCTATTATCTGTTGTTATTCAGCGAAATGTATTGTGTTCTCCTTTGCTTGTTGATATGCAATTGCTACTTTAACGCCAATCATTTATCTTTGATCCTCTATGGTCCTTTTTTATTCGACCCAAGAGATCTTTGAATCCCTCGTCGGGACGCCTCAAAGCCAATCCGCCATCGGATGTCATTGCCGGAAATGATTTTGTGATATCGACTTCCCAATCTGAGTTGGCGACAAGCTCCTGCATCTCGGCAATTTTCATCTGCTCAGTTTTGGTTTCACCTGTTTTGGTGTTTTTAAATAGGTATGTTGGCATTTTCCTACCCGTAATAATCGTCCTCAGAAATCTCTTCTAGTTGATCGATGTTCATATTTCTTATGGCGTTTTTGAGTTTTTTATTTTTGCGCCGATCAGTAAATTTCTTCATTTGCCTTTTGTCGGTGACGAACTCATCGTCATCTTCGATCCACTTATTGCTTTTCTTCATTCTCTTTTTTTCTTCTCCTCTCTTTGTTAGAACAAGTTTTTGGGCACGCTGAAAGCCTTTTTCGCAACCGAATCGGCTTTCAGTTCATCCTCATCTGGTAGAATCTCGGGAAAAGCTTCTTTGACCAGTTTGTAGGTAATGAATGGGTAGGGCATTTTTTTGTCTTTGATCGATGCAATAAGTTCGGCATCTTTTGGGTCGAGTTGTTCTAGCAGTTCAATGAAAAGTTGCTCGCGCCGCAGTTGTTTCAGATTTGGTACCTGACCCTCAATGAAAATGTAGAGGCGGCGGGCTTCTTTATAAAATATCGGCTCAAGATCCTGTAGATCGTTTGGTTTGTAGGGAACTTTACCTTCCGGCAATTGCCATACGATGTTGGGATCGAAGCAGTATTGTAGGACGATTTTTAGCGGCATTGAGGTATGGGCACGCAACAACTCGATCCGTTTGTTTTTTGATTTCTCTTTTGAGATGACACTCAAGATTTCTGCAACGCCAAGTTTCATTTCCTAATCCTCAAATAATAATAGAGTATGTATTGTAATGTCCGTAAATACCAGGGGTTGTTTCTCCTTACTAGCGTGAGCGTCACAAAGAGATTTTCCGCCGTTGAATACTTAAAATTCATTGATGTTTTCCATTAGGTTTCTCAACCGCTTGTCAATGAAATAGGAATACAGCTTGTTGCGGTTGCCCTCTGGTTCTTTTCTGAGCGCAGCAGAAATGCGCGTTTTGATGTGTTCGGGGATCTGGGTTAGGTCGATCAGGGTTTTGTTACGCTCGAAATTCCGTTGTAGCTCGCGCGGAATGCCGTCCTCAAGCCAACTATCCATCATCTTGGATGAGACGGTCTTTTGACGTTCGCCTGTCGCCAGTGATGAGTCCGGAGTACGAATATTGGGCACGCCATCAGATCGGTCGCCCCTGATAATGTGCTCCTTGAGATATTCACCTGGATTTGGGTGGGTGATCCACTTTTTGCGTATCGGTTCATATTGATCGATATACGGTTTCATTGTGTGGAGTTGGATGAAGTCCTTATCGCCAGAAATTATTAACGCTCTTTCGTTATAGGGCAGTTCCTCGATTAGCACAGATACGATATCATCGGCCTCGGCGCCATCAACATCGATGAACCTATATGGAAATGTCTGTTTCAGCTCTTCCTTGACCTTATTCATGCAATCAAAAATCAGGGGCCAATTAAGTGTGGAGGCTTCTCTATCCTTTTTCCGGTTTGCTTTGTAGTATGGAAACACATCACGGCGCCAATAATGCTTGTTATCGCACGCAATGATTATCTCCCCATATTTATCGAAGAACTTATTTCTAACGAGTCGTAGAGTATTGAGCGTCACATGACGAATCAAATTCTCATCGAGATCACTATGTTTTGCTTGGATAGTCAGGCTGGAATAAACGACCTGATTTAGATCAATGATAATAATCACACACCTCAATACGCTTGCAAAATAAGTTTGTGTTCATTCATACGGCCATTGGCCTCGGTTGCTTTAGTTTTTAGTCCATCAAATGTGCGCCGCTTGGCAACTTTCCCTCCATTCATAAAAGTGCTCAAAAACTCCTCGGGCTTTCGCAGAATCTTGGAGACTGATTTGGCCGGATCAATGGACAGAATTGTTGTGCCCTTAATGGTAAATGAAGTACAATTCTCGGCCACCAAACAAGTCAGCTTCCGATATTTAGTGTCATAGACATAAAGGATTTCGGCACCTATGATTTTCTCGGGTGCAATGGAAGTGATTCGCAAATCATTATCGATTAGCTTGAATTTCAACTTGGATACCAGTTGTTCGATACTCTTGATTTTCTTTTTGCGGGGCTTCCGGGGCTTGCGCTGGTTGGATGCATAGGTTTCGGCATCATCCACCATTTTACCCAGGAACTTGCGGTAGGCACCCAGCTTACGCTTGCCCAGGTAGGAATAGCCAGGGCAGTCCAGATCGAGCAGGATTTGGCGGTAGTAGTCGGCGACCGTCTTGGCATCGATGGGTCGCGCCTTCTTTTCGACCAACATCTTATATGTCTCGGGGTCGAAATAGACGTATTCCCCACGATAAAAATTGTCTAACACTTCCTCAAAATCATCAAGCGGGAATGAAAAATGACGGTGCAATGAAATTGCCTCACTTCTTTTCTGCAAACGATCCATGACCTTATTATTTATCTTGCGGTGGAGATAATTGACAGAATCAGGGGAGAGTTTGATACCTCGGTTGAGCATTCGCGCAATTGAGCACATGGTCATGGTAATTTCCCTGGTGTTTTTCAGGGACATATTATTCTTTGCGCAATACTCGATTAGCCATTTTTTACCTTTGGTAATATCATAGTGATAGTTTAGCCAATTCAAATACTGAAGATAGTCAATTTTCCCATCAATTTTCGTGGGTTCTGGACCCAGCATTTTTAGATCTAAACTTTTACCTTTGTTTTTCATATCATTTCACTACACGAATATGTTGTAGAGTAGATAACTCACCCCAAATAAAGCTAGGGCAGCCAGCACATAGAATACTTTATTCAGGAATTGGAGATACTCTTGAAATTTGTCTTTAGGTTCCATATTGATTAGCTTGTTCCTGGCAAATATACACACCGCACGCGGGTAGATAATTCTTTGCCCGGAGCACCATCTGGATTTGGCCCATACCACTCAAAGGCACAGATATGGTGATATTGGTCCTGTGATGCCCGCACGGAGAAAAAGTCTCCATTGAACTCACTGTTCTGAATTTTAATCGGGCTAAAGAGTTTGGTATGCCATATCTGATAGGTGCCATGATATTCAATCTTGGTAACTGGGGCGCAATCCTTATTTGAGCAGCAATCAGCGTCGTATGTCATAGTTCCGTGAGTGTGTCCCAGTGCCTTACTGGCCAGCAGGACAACCAGTAAAACCAGGGATACAACGAGAGCCAAACGAATGTGGGTGTCCTGATATTTCATTAACTCGTTCCGGGCAAATAAATACAGACCAAATGATGGCGGGTCGTGTTCTCGCCACCGAGCCTGTTTCCATTATCATCATAGAAATCCTCATACTCATATCCACATAAATGAATATTTGCATCCTTGGATGGTTTTACCTGAAAGGATTGATTGTGCCGAATTCGGCTGCGCATCTCCTCATATGTGATTTTCACACCCCGTTTGAAATGCTTGGTGAAATAGATATTGTATTCCTCGCCGGGTATGATTTTGGTAACTGGGGCGCAATCGCTTTCGTTACAGCATTTCCAATCGTATTCCCACCCAGAAGGAGCCTTATGAGCATTGGCCTCATGGGCAACCAAACTGATCAGGTAAACGGTCAAAACAGCGGCCACCAGGAGAACAAGGATTTTCGTCAGAATATCCAACCACACATACATTAGTAGATTCCTTCACCTTCTTTCTTATTGGTCGCAAAAGTCATCATTATATAATAAGGACGCCGCTTGAAATTTTTCTCGGGGTCCAAATCCACATCGAGATATTGCACCATAAATTCAATTAGGGTCATACCGCCATGTTCGCGTTGACGCAATTTTACATCATGAATGATACCCATCTTGGTCAGGCCACGTTCAATGGTGTATTTCATATCGAAAATGCTTTCTCGGACAGTTTCCCGAGATATATCGATAATCTCATATGAAGCAATCATCAAATCGCTAATGGCTTTTCGATTTTTCTCTGGTGATTTTGGGTGGGGCATTACTCCAAGCAATTTGAAAATGTATTCGGGTTTCTTTTCTACTTCCTCAGCTTTTACAAGGCTTGCGGCCACAGCCGAAATGACAATGACCAATAGGATGACCACTGTTAGTCTAATGAGTGACATTAAATTAATCCTAGCTTAACTTTTTTCGTTTGCTCGATGTTGGAATGAAGCTCATTAAATGCATCGCTGAGAGTGTAATCTTTTTCAACATGGAACGGCTCTTTCTTGTTGTCCCCACGAATGACATTGATCTCCGGTAATGTCAACATCCTGAAATTCAGGACACCATAACAGCGGCCCGGTCGAATCAAGGCCGGTTCAACATGGTCTACCGTGGAGAGGTTAGTAGTAAATATCAATTTCTTGTTTTCATGGCTGATGAGGCCGTCCGAGATATTCAGGAATTTCGCCATCACTCGGTTATTCTCTTCCTCACGAGATGAAATCAAAACATCTGCATCTTCCATAACCAATAGGTCAGCCGTCTTATCCGTCATGAAATTGACGTAGAAATCATCCATGGCAATCACGGATTCATCGAACGTCATATAGGTTTTCAATTTGTTGCGATAGGCCAAGTCCCGAATGAGGCTGGTCTTACCTGTTCCCGGCGGGCCAATCATGACCAGAATTGAGGCATCGCTTTTCATGAAATCTTTCATGTATTTGCCGACACCCTCACGAATGAATGGGTAATAGATGTCCTTAATTCGATTTGGGTTTTTATCGAAACGAATAGCCTTGGATTTGACGTTTCCTTTGGCATCCTTGAAAAACCAATTGATTGTTGATTCCCGTCTTTTGAATTTCAGCTCTTTGTGTTTTAGATAGTCAAACAAATCGTTGAAGTATTCTTTATCACCCGTAACTTCAACCTGATAGACCGATGTATTTTCGTCCTCCCCATACCCACAATTGAAATACATATGCTCATTGACGGCGCACATTGTCCGAGAAAATGCAAAGTATTGAATGTCGCGTTCCTCACAATATTCTTTGACAAGCGCCGTCAGGGCATCAACCGAATCCCGATCATTGTTGAAATTCATATAGGCAAAATCGGCGTTCTTTCCGCTTTTGAAATACTCCTTCAAAAACTTATTGAAGCATACATACTTGACCCCCGAGGGGCCGTCCGTTACGTCAAATACTGGATTCACATCAATATTGATCATTTTTTACATCCCAAATTTTTGTAGCAACTTGGTCCTTTTATAGGGGCTCTTCGCAGATGTCAACTCAGGGTAATTGCGCTCGGTTGCCTCCATCAGTGATACAGAGAAGTGGGGCCAACCCATGACATAATCCTTGTCAATGTTGGACCAACTAACTTTTTTGAAGTTTTTATAATTGTGAAAATAATCGCACTTAAACTTGATAGACAAATTCATCAAGTTCATATGTCTCTCCAACTGTTGAATCAACGGGCCTGGGTTTAATCGTTTTGGCCGCCTCTAACAATTGCTCCCATTGAATTCTGCGTAATTGCCAATTGTAGAACAAGTCGGTATATGACTTTTGACCGGACAATCGGGTATCCATTTGATTGGACCCCCTCTTCATAATATCAACCGCAGTATTTAGACAGCTTGCAAACAAGTCCAGATGCTCTTTTTTGTCCTGGGAAAAATTATACATATAGGTCCAATTGCTGCCCGTCTCGGGCAGGGCCGCCAGATCGCTATGGACACACAGGCATTTGGCGCTCATGGCCTCCATGAGGCTGATACAGCTCGTCTCGGGCCATGATGAGGGATAGGCAAAGATATGGGACTCGGCGACTGCCATACGGACCTTATCGTTCTCCACGGTCCCATGATAAATCATATTGGGGTGCTGATCAATCAGGTTATACATCTCCTGAAATTGCTCGTCGCGCTCCTCCCAGCCATAGATTTTAAATGAGCTATAGACATGAAATTCAATTTCGGGATGGGCTTTTTTTACCAGGGCATCCACGGCATGATAGGCAATATCGAGGCCCCTATGAGGGGTCGTATGGTAAATCAGCTTGATTTTGTCATCAGGCTTTTTGATATCATCTTGGGGAATAGGATCAATGGCGTTTTGCAGAACCGTACATTTATTGGGTGGTATTTCAAAAACATTCATGTATTGCTGTTTCTGCCAGTGAGAAACAAAAATCAGTTTATCAAATTTTTTCCAGCTCCGATCTTTCAGGGCTTTTTCTGATTCGGGATCATGGGGAAGATCATGCGCCCAAAAAATCCGTACTTTCTCATCATCCAACTCGCGCACCCGCGAAGGAATAATCTGGACATGCTCTAAGTCTTTTTCGGTGAATTCCTGGTCAAGGCGGCGACACATCATTTCAGTTCCCCCACGAGAGGCAGGGTTGATTTCATTGTAAGCTATTGGCATCATTTATCTCCTAATGCTTCATCAATCAGTTCACGGATCTTTAGTGGAGTTTCATGTTCCTTTATTTACGGTAGTCAAATAGCCAGGACCATAGATACCATTTTGGGGGATCTTCCTTTTTCGGTTCCGGGGCGGGATCGGGTTCCGTTTTCTTGTTCAATACAATCTTTGGCTTTTCTTCCACACAATTTTTGCAGGTGCATTTCCATTTCTTCAAACGATCATCAATCAGATCTTCAATCTCTTCCTCGGTGAGGTACTTTCTTCGGGCCAATTTACTCTCCTGTTACGTTAATTGATTTGACGGCATCAATTCGAAAGCCTTGCCATGAATCCGAATCCAGGTCATAGACAGTCAGGTAATTGCCAGTTGAGGACATCTTCATATCCCGACTCTGCTCTGGTAGTTTATCCCTCACCAGGGTGCAGCGCGTCTGTATCACCTCCCCATTTAGCTTCTCGAAGACCAGTTGGCAAATATGGTTGTTGAGAAGTTCGAACAGCATCGGCTTATTGAATGCCGCCGGGGTGCGGTGATCCATGATCATCTCGTTTTTGCTACCCAGATATTCGCCGTTCTTGAAGACCACAGGTAGCTCTACCGGGCCTGCGGCTACTGCGGGCGGGAGAAAGGACTTGATGTGTTTGATGTCTTCGGGTGTCGTTAAAACGATTTCTCTATAGTCAATATCATGTTCGTGCAGGTAGCGTTTGGCCTGATCACACTTGGCGCAATCGCCTCTACTGTATATGGTGTACATATTAACTGCCCCATAATTTAGCGTACTTCCTAAAAAACGGTGGAAGATCTTTTCGCATGTATCGTTTATCAAGGGTGAATTCCAAGAGGTTGTAAAAGATCAAACCCAAAATACCAAAACAGAGAATGCTATTCAGCAATAGCACTACCATCAAAATGATTGTCAGCGCCATCATTAGCCCAACAGCATTGTCTTTTTGGGTTCAATCTCTTCTTTGATATACATATTGATGAGGAATTTTGCTTTTCTCTCATCCAACTCAGGGAATTTCTTGATCAACTCATCATCGCAAAGCGGCACATAGGCTATGCCCAGGCGTTCCATTTCCTGGATGTAGAGATAATAATCCATTTTGCGTTCTAGTTGCATTTTGATTTCCTATTGAGTTTTCTTTTCGAGTTCTTTATAAACCGCGAATTCTTCATCATCACCAAATTCTTCGGTATACTTTCTCACTCTGATGCGGGACTCAAATCCATTTGCATGCAGTACGTCTAAGATAAAGTTTTTCAAAATCGTGTGTTGATTGCCATAATCCAAAGTCTGAAAGAATTCATCCTGATTCTCGACTACTTCCAAATCAAGCATCCATTTCTTTGCCATTTGTTAATTTCTCCTGTATTTTTTAATCACCACCACATTGAGCGATAGTACCGTCCAAACAATTGCAAACCATCATCAATTTTCTCATAGTAATCATTCATACCGTCGTTATCGATGTCATATCTATTTTCGATGTCCGTAACATCGGCATTCTCATCGCGGATTGT